CTCAGCAGGTGCCCGCCCGGCTTCAGCACTCGCAGCACCTCAGCCCATACGTCCACGCGATAGGCAACACCCGTGCTGTCCCATTTCTTGCCCATGAAGCCGAGTTCATACGGCGGATCTGTCACCACGGCGTCCACGCAGCAGTCCGGCATGCCCCGCATCACGGCCAGGCAGTCGCCGCAGATCACACGGTCAACGATCATTGCAAGCTCCTCGTTTCTGAGGATGCAACGCCCTGTGGCACGGCCAGCATAGGGCTTGCAAGTTTCCGAGCTTATCATTCGTGAAGTCATCCGGGTATTCCAGATGGTGTGCTGTCTGGGCCGGCGCCCCGCAGGCCGAGCACTCCCCACCTGCCGCCATAATGCACTCAGTGCGAAGCGCCGCCCATTCTGGGGATCGCATGTAGGCCATGTAATCAGTCTTGTGCTGCTTCCGTTGCCGTGCCCGTGTCTTGGCTGTCTTACGGGCCGAGCGTGCCGCCAGCCATCGCTATAACCCCCAGCGGCGAAAACAAACGCAGGCGGGGTTTTCACCGGTGCCCCTCCGGGGTTTTCACCGGTGCCCCTATTTCGCCCCTTTTCTGTAACTGGTGCTGTCATTGTGCTTATCCATAGTTGCTATGCCACTTGCTAGGCTCCGGGGTTTTCACCGCCCTCTTAAGAGTCTTCCCCCCTAGTGGGCGCCGGTTCTGCTCTGCCCTTCTGGGGCCGCGTAGTCCCACAAAGCGAAGCGGCCCTCGGTTCTGTGTTCTCTGACTCTGTGGCTGCGCGCTCGAATCTTCCGTCCGGGCTTCTCTGCGCTTGACTCTGGCGCCCCTTCTTGCGCTCAGCCTTCACGAATCCGGGCTTGCCGTAGAGGCGCCAGCGCTCAGAAAGTGCATAGAGGGCGCAATCGCCCTTGATTCCGCCGCCAGGGCGCGTGATGTCGAGCAAGCCGACCTCGACAAGCTGTGTAAGCGTTCGCGTGAAAGCGTACGTGCCCACACCGAAGCTCTTTGCCTCTTTGTATGTGAAGCGCAGGTTGCCGTTGTTGGTGCAATGCCACTTGGCCTTCTTGCCCTTGCCGGTCGATTCCATGTGCCGCTTCACCAGGAAGCGGATGTAGACCGCCGCCGACGAACCCGACAATGCCCACAGGGCTTTGCTGTCAGCAAGGTCGGCATCGAACCACCGGCGGCTTTGGCGTTTGCTCTCGCCTGCCACTGTGATTCTCCAGATAGGGGCGGATGCCCCCCGCCCTCGGCTGGAAGTCAGGGAACTGACCGGGGGCAGGGATGCAATCCGCGATACTCAATGTGCTGGAGGTTCCTGACTTCCAACACCGCTTTCTGCCCCCATCATACACCACCCAGCGGCGTTGTCAAGCGCTTTCCGCCTTGACAAATGCCTAATCGCGTGGTATTGTGCCCTGTAGGAGCCGATTATAATGCTGATCGAGCAGCGGAAACCGCCTCATAGGCATCGCAACTCTCTTTCTGTGTTGTCTATAGTACCCAGTACCCAATCCCATTCAGCGCGCACGCGCGATTCATAGGTGACGACGATGGCAGACGACCACGGGCCGCTTGACGCAATAAAACGCGAGAAGCTGTTGTCTGTGGCCCGGCTGAGGGCTATGGGCAAGACATGGGACGAGTGCTCAACGATACTGAAGATGTCCCATTCGACGATCACGCACTGGCCGAACCTGTGGCCGAAGGCGTGGGCTGAGTGCGTGCGTGACGCCCTCGACGATGCCCTGTCAGACTATGAGGTCGAGGCCCTGACCGTCTGCCGCAAGCACCTGCGGATCAAGAGCGAAGAGGACAATGACCTGACCGAGAAGGATGCGGCTATGCTGCGCCAGTCCGCGGCGCGTGACATCCTCAAGCATTGCCAGGGGCTACGCAGCAAGCTGGTGAAGCTGGAGCATTCCGGCCCGGGTGGGGCACCGCTGGCCGCAACGGTCGTGCTGATCGACGCTGCGGGCAGCACCGACGACGATACGGACGACGACACCAACACGCCTGCTGAGGCCGAGTGGAAGAACGTGCAAGAGGAGATACAGGCCAAGCAAGAGGCAGTCGGGCCGATCCCGACCGAGACAGCCACGGACACGGAGAGCAATGGCGATGCCGACAGCGACGCTGCCACTACCTGACGCACCGACCGCCCCCGGCTGGGGCGAGATGGTGGACGGGGCCGACCTCAACGCATGGCGTGTGTCGGTCGGGCAGCCGATCATCCCCAGCCTATCAGGCCGTGTCAAGGCGTTCCCGCTGCACCGGCACCAGCGGGCCATCATGACGGCCACAGCACGCGGCAAGCGGTTCCTCGGTGCCATTGCGGGCACAGGCGGCGGCAAGACGGCGCTCGGCCCCGTATGGCTCATGGAGCAGATCGAGCGCAGGCCGGCATACATCCGGGACGTGCGCAAGCAGGCGCTGGACACGACACCGCTGTTTGCCATCGTGGCGCCGACGTATGGCGTGCTCAACCGGGCCACCGTGCCGAAGCTGGTCGAGACGTTTGCAGGCACCCACCTGGAGGGTGTGCTGGCACCCAAGCCGACCAACGGCCCGGGTGTGTATCTGCTGCCGCCGCACAAGGACGGCACACCACGGGGCAAGATATGGCTGCTGGCCGCTACCAATGCGGACAGCCTTGAGGGCGGGCAGCACCTTGCGATATGGTGCGATGAGGCGGGGCAGTTCTCTTACGAGGCGTGGATCGCACTGCGTGGCCGGACAGGCGTCTACGAGTCCCCGATCCTGATGACTACTACGCCCTATAGCCACAACTGGCTGGAGACCAAGATCTACAACGTGGCGATGGCCGGTGACCCGGACTACTATGTCCGCGTCTGGTCCAGTTGTGACAATCCGGCCTACAGCGTCAAGGAATATGAGGCGGGCAAGGCGTCAATGTCCAGCGAGCGTGCTGCAATGCGGTACGACGGCAAGTTCAGCGTGATGTCCGGGCTGGTGCTGCCTGACCTGCGGTTCCGCATTGTCAAGCCGTACCATCCGCCACAAGGCTACATGTATGGCGGCATGGACTTCGGCTACGAGGACCCGTTTGCGGCACTGGCAGCTACGCTCTACATGAACGACGACGGGGATAGCATCCTGTACGTCTGGTACGAGCGGTATAAGCGGCACCTCGACATCACCATCCATGAGAAGGCATTGCCACGGGGCATCCACTGGGCAGCCGATCCGTCGAACCCTGAGAGCATCGCCACGCTGCGGCGGGGCGGGCATACGGTGACGAAGGCCAACAACAGCATCATTGCGGGGATAGACCACCTGCACGCTCGGATCAACAGTTGCACTATAGAGATCAGCGAGGACTGCAAGGCGCTGATATGGGAGACACAGCGGTGGAAGTACCGGATGAAGGCTGACCAGATCGACGGGCAGAAGCCTGACCCGAACTGTGTAGACCACGCTTGCGACGCACTGAGATACCTGGTGATGCTGGTAGACCACCAGATACTGGCAACGGCTGAGGCGGCGTAGCCGCAGGCCGCACAACGTAACCGCCCGCAAGCCGACTGACGTGCAGCGGGCACAGACAGGAGACAGAGATATGGGCGCAAGTATGAAGACCGGATATGCGAAGGCGGACGGTAACGAACGGTTCACGGAGGGCAACTACAGCACCGGGGAGAGTGGAATGTGGGACAACTTCCCCGCGCTGGCCGTGCTGAACGACCCGACGCTCGTTCACGACTACATGAACGACTTCTACGACTACCTGGTCGGTGAGTGGACGCTGACCACGACCGAGGGCGGCGGCGGCGACGCTACGGAGGCGCTGGCAGATGAGCCGGGCGGCATCCTGCTGGTAACGAATGACGCCCTGGACAACGACAGCGACGAGCTTCAGAAGAAGGGCGAAGCGTATCTGCTGTCGGCGGGCAAGCCGCTATGGTTCGAGGCGCGTGTCTCGTTCACCGATGCGTCTGCCGATGTCACGCAATTGGATATGCTGATTGGCCTGGTTATCACCGACACAGCCACGATAGACGGCACCACCGACGGCATCTTCTTCCAGAACGACGACGGTGACCTGAGCATCGACTATCACTGCATCCTCAACAGCACCGAGACGGCCAGCACGGGTGATACGGGGGTTGACCTCAAGGCCGGCGTCTACAACCGTTTCGGTATGCACTGGGACGGCAAGGGCACGGTCTACTACTGGATCGACGGGAAGCTGGTCGCTACGGCGACGGCCAACCTGCCGACGGACGAAGAACTGTGCATCACACTGGCCGTGCAGAACGGCGAAGCCGTAGCGAAGATCATGCGTGTCGATTACGTCCGCTGTGTGCAGGTGCGATAGCTGCCAGGCCCCCTGTTAGGAGATACGACTATGGGTGCAACTATGAAGACCGGCACGGCCCTGATGATCGGCAACGAGCGGTTCACTGACGCGCACTATGCAACGGGCGTCAATGATATGTGGCGGGACTATCCGGGCCTGGCCGCACTGAACGATCCGTTCATGGTGCATCGGTACGTCAACGACTTCCACGACTACGCCGCAGGCGAGTGGATCATCACGACGACTGAGACGGCCCCCGGCAACGCAACCGAGGCGCTCCTCGACGGAGCCGGTGGCTTGCTGCTGGTGACGCCTGATGACGCCGAGGGCGAGAGCACCGAGTTCCAGAAGGACGGTGAGGCGTTCCGGTTGGTCATCGGCAAGCCCTTGTGGTTCGAGGCCCGGCTGACGATCAGCGACGCAACGCATAGCGATATGATCGTCGGGCTGTGCATCACGGACACCGAGGCCATTGACGCTGTGTCTGACGGGGTGTACTTCCTCAAGGTTGATGAGACTACCGCCATCACCTATCACTGCGAGAAGGACGGCACGGACACCAGCGCCAACACGGGGATCGCCATCGTAGCGGCTACGCATAACCGTTTCGGCATCCACTGGGACGGTGCGGGCATTGTGACCTTCTGGCTGGACGGCAAGATGGTGGCGTCAAGTACGACCAACATCCCGGACGACGAGAACCTCTGCATCACGTTCGGCATCGAGAATGGTGCAGCCGCTGCCAAGACGCTGACCATCGACTATGTGATCTGCGCACAGGTGCGCTGAGCACCGAACTACAGGAGACGAACTATGCTAAGCAAGCCAATGCTCAACTATCACATCCGGCTGGATCAGGAAGGGCGGCGAATCGTATGCCGGGGCGACATGTCCAGCCAGTATGAGGTCGTGGGCTATCTGACGGAGAACAGCGTGATCGTCGGGGCCGACGGCAACGAGGTGAGCGTGTCGGACGACGGTGCGCTCAACTGCCGGTGGGTGGCCGGGCACAAGCCGGTCTACACGATTGACGCCATAGGCGAAGACACTTACCTCGATATGATTACGGCCCCCTTCGACTTCAGCTATATTGGTATGTCAGTGGAGACGAAGGCCGCGCTCGTTAGCCTTGACGGGGGTAGTACGGACAACATCCTCGTTATGGCCGACGCCGAGTTCATGGTGCTGCCTGGCATACCGGGCAAGGCAGGCGATATTGTCAGCGCCAAGAACCTCACGGCTGGCCAAAACTATACCGCTATGCGTATCATGATCTGGTAGGAGGTGCTGCTATGGCCGACGGCCCTATCATCTACGTGGACAACGTGTGGCAAGTCACGTTCGTGTTCTACTCGGACGAAGACCACGGCACGGTGAAAGACCTGTCGAGTGCCACGACCATCACCGTTGAGATATACGACGTGCCGGGCACGGCGCTGGGCACGTTCGCCTGCACGGTAGGGGCACCGTGCGACAACTTCAACGTGGACGACCTGGCCACTGGGCAACTGGTATTCAAGGGCGACAGCGACGACTTAGACAACGACATCTATCTGACGAACGACCAGCCGCAGCAGACGCACAAGGTGCGATGCTCAGTGGTATCGGACGGTGACGGCTGGGCCTCTCCCGGCCTGATGGCCGAGGACGTGCTGACTGTGACATTCTCGGAGTAGTGCTGATGGCCTCTAGCCAGCTTGCCGACTTGGAGCACGACAGCTTGGCCGATCCCGGCTCGGTGCATCCGGGCAAGGTGCCGCCTGTGCCGCCCGATGAGCACCTGCTACCGGATCAGGAGCTACGGCGCCGGATGCGTGAGAAGGCCGGTGGGCGTGGCAGCCAGTTCAATCAGGACGACCCGGCCAAGCCGACCGCTACGATGCAGCAACGCACTGACACGACGGCCCCGGTCGAGGAGCAGCCGTGGTGCCATATCGACAACGAGGCAATCTGGACAGGAGCCTGATAATGCCGAAGGCCAACAAGCCAGAGCCGAAGGGCAAGCCGAAGCGGGCCAGGCAATCGCGTAGCCCGTGGCCGCGCCACCGCCGGATCGCCGACGGCGGCGGGATCATACGCAAGGACGGTGACAGATGAGCCGACAGCGCGATAAGTGGGAAGCTACCAAACGCAAGGCCGCGGCGCCGCCCATTCCGCCGCCCAGGGAGATGGGCTTCCTCGATGCCTTCCGGGTCAACCGTGAGCCGACGCAGCAGGAGCTTGTCAACGCATGCCAGACGGGGCTGCCGTACTCATGTGCTAGGCTGAACGCTCAGGAGATTGGCAAGACGCCGCTGCGGCTATTCGCCACGTCCGGTGCCGGGCAGCAGGTGATGGGCCGGTCGGCTGGTATGCAGGGCTGGGAGCGTATGCCGGTCAGCAAGGCGCAGCGGTCATGGCTGGCCGAGAGTGCTACGCCGTCGCTGCGCCGCCGGATCAAGGCCGCTGACGCCGTGGATGAGATACTGGAACATCCGCTGCTGATGCTGCTGGAGCAGGTCAACGAGCACATGGACGGCTTCCAGTTGTTTTACCAGACGGACATGTCACAGGAGGCGTTGGGCGTGGCGTACTGGTGGCTGCCGCCGGGCAAGGGGTTGCTGCCAGCGGACGAACTGTGGTTCTTGCCCGCGCAGCACATGCGGCCTATTCTCAGCAAGCAGCAGATCATCGACCACTACGAGTTCGGGCAGGGCAGCAACAAGAAGATCATCCCTGTCGATGAGGTCATCGCGTTCCGTTGGCCGTCGTTGGAAAACCCGTATATCGGGGGCCGCTCGCCGACGCGGGCGGTGTATGAATACATCACGCTGTTGTCAGGCGATGCGGCATACGCGCAGTCGCGGCTGAAGAACATGGGCAGGCCAGACGCGATCTTGACGGGCAAGACCGCCGACGTGATGTTCGATGAGGGCACGGCACGGCGCATGGAGCATCGGTTCAAGCAGCGGTTCCGCGAGAATGGCAATGGCGGCGTGATGGTAATGGAGCGGGCGCTTGACCTCAAGCCGTGGAATATCTCCAGCAAGGATATGGAGGGGCTGCCGCGTGCGGTGTTCTGCAAGGCGATGATAATGAACGCCTTTGCGGTGCCGCCATCGTTCTTCGACTCATCGAAGGGGATGGGCAACGGTGCTGAACTGGCTGCTGCGAAGGGCCAGCACGCCGAGTGTGCTACGATGCCACGTCTGAAGATGCTACAGCAGGTGCTCAACCAGAAGATGGTGCCTCGATATGGCGACAAGCTATTTCTGGCCTTCGACGACCCCCGGCCTGAGAACACCGAGATCAAGATGAAGGTCAGGGAGAGCGACCTGAAAACGGGTGCCCGCACGATCAACGATGTGCGTGCGGAGATGGGCGAGGAGCCGGTTGGCTGGGGCGATGAGCCGTGGCTGCCGAGCACACTGCGTCAGCCGTCTGAGGAGCGTCCGGCGCCGATGATGATGCCTGGCAGTCCGGGCGGCGGTGATGAGGGCGACAAGCCTGACAAGCCTGAAGAGGGCAAGCCGGAGCCGGAGAAGGCCGTCGAGTGGACATCGGAAGCGTATGATATGCTGATAGCATTCCACGCCCTTGTGGGAGCCGCAGGCTGATGCCGACGCCCGCCGAGACTACAGCCGCCGTGCTCCGGTCGATGGGACTGGCCGACGAGGCCATAGCCGACGCGCTGGCGCCGCGGGCTGTGCCTGAGCCTGACGATGTGTGTCCGGGCTGCGGTGGGCGGCACAAGCAGGAGCATCCCGGCGGGGTGCCGTCGAAGGACTGGCACAGCAAGGGGCAGATCATAGAGGGCGGGCACCACAGGCCGATGCCCGATCCGCGTGACCTCAAGCGCGTACTGCAATCTGAGTTCCGCCGACAGATGGCGCTTGTGCTAGCGGGCATCAAGGGGCCGGTGCTATTGATGGTGGGCAAGGGGCCGGGCGCGTGGGACACACCGATTGACTTGGCCGCAATGGGCATCACGCCGGATATGGTCGACCGGATACTGCCGGTCATCGAACTGGAGTACAACCGGGCCGGGCAGTCGGCGCTGGCCCGCTACGGGATTACCGACGCGGACGACATCTGGGACATGGTGCAGGTGGGCGTTCGTGAGGCGGCGCACCAACAGACGATGATATTCTGTGAGGCAACGAACGCGGCAACGTCAATGGAACTGAATGCGGCAATCGAAGCTCTGAAGCGCGAGATCGCTGAGGGGTTGGTCAGCATGGACAGCACCGTGCCTGCGATGGTGAAGCGTGTGCGGGGGGTCTTCGACAGGGCCTCGACGTATCGGGCTGAGCGGATCGCACGCACCGAGAGTAGCCGGGCGATGCATGAGGCGCAGCGGATCGCCGCGCGGGAGTCGAATGTCGTGGCCGGGTTCGTGTGGCTAGCGTCGGCTGATGCCTGCCCGATGTGCCTGGCCATAGCTGAGGAGAGCCGGATGGTAGCCATAGAGGGGACGTTCTATGACGATCCGTACGAGGGCAGCACAGGCTTCCCGCCGGCGCATCCGAACTGCATGTGCACTGTAGCCGAAGTGATGAAGGGCGAACCGATAGAGGAGTAGAAGCAATGGCGTTCACAATCCAAAGTGACCCGAGCAAGGCGCACAGAGACCTCAAGCGGTTCGGCTACGTCGCTGAATGCAAGCTGGCGGACGGCGCTGAGCGCACTGTGACCGCCGTGGTCAACACCGCACGGGTCGACCGTGACCGCGAGATCATCCTGCCGAAGGGGATCGACCTCGAACAGTTCCGCAAGAACCCCGTCATCCTGTGGGCACACGATTACTGGTCGTTGCCGGTGGCGCGTGCCATGTGGGTAGACGTGAAGAGCGGCAAGCTCAAGACAAAGATCGAGTTTCCCCCAGCGGGCAAATACGAGCAGGCCGATGCCGTGTTCGAGATGTTCAAGGACGGGCTACTATCGGCATTCAGCATCGGGTTCGTCCCGTTGGACGGGCACAGCCCGACGCCGGATGAGATCAAGAAGAAGCCGGACTGGGCCGAGGCCCGGTTCGTCTACACCAAGACCGAACTGCTGGAGATCAGCGCTGTGCCGGTGCCGTCCAACGCAGATGCAGTGGCAACGGCTGTGGGCAAGGGGCTGAGCATCCCGGCGGGGCTGGCTAGCCTCATACCGACCGAGAAGGCCGGCATCGTGTCGGCTCCCGATCCTGAGCCGGTAGAAGACCCCCCAGAGGGCGTGGCAGCCCCGCTACGGCCATCGCACGCTGACACCGTAGCTGAGGTGCGGAAGGGGTTGCGAGCGTTCACAGCATCGTTCGACGCGGCTGAGACGGCGCGTGAAGCGATACGAATTGCACGCGGCGGCATTTGACAGATGTCCCGTTGTGTGGTATGTTGATGATAGATTGAGCGTCTGGAGCTATCAGGGCGACACCGCCGGGGCAAGGCTACACAGCGTTGCAGGCGGGCAAGCCTGGAGGTAGCAGGGCGAGAGAGCACAAGCTAACCACCCTATTGGAGACGCTCTATGAAGCGCTACAAGTTCCTCAAGGACTTCCTCTCGCACGTCAAGGGTGACGTGATCGAGATGTCCGAAGCAGACGCCGCCCCACTGATCGAGGGCGGCTGGGCCGAAGAGACGGCAGCCGAACCGGCCAGCGGGCTGGGCGACCTTGCAGGCGAAATCAAGGACGCTGTGGCCACGGCGGTCGGTACCGCTGTCAAGGCTGCGGTGGCCGAGATCGGCAAGGGCGCAACGCCGCCGACCGATACCGACGCGCAGGCAGCAGTCGCTGCCGGACTGAAGGCGGCACACGCCATCAGCGTCGGCGAAGACCCCAAAGACAGCTTCAAGTCATTCGGGCACTTCTTCAAGGAAGCCAGTCCGATGCTGCGCGGCGGCGGCAGAGCCGTCACGCAGGCGATGAAGCTCTATGTGTCCGGCGACGGCCCGCACATCGAGGTGTTCAAGACCGTCGGCTCCGACGAAATGAACACCATCGTCGATAGCGAGGGCGGGTTCCTGATCCCGCCGGAGTACTCGCAGACGATCATGAAGCGGGCGTACGACAACCCGATCTATGACCGGCTGAACCCGCTGCCGGTGACCGGCAACTCGCTGACCATCCCGGCACTGGCCGACGACAACCGGGCTGACGGCAGCCGTATGGCCCGTGGCTACTGGATGGGCGAGCGCAGCCAGCACACCGCCAGCCAGATGAAGTTCCGCCAGATCAGGCTGAACGTTCACAAGCTGGGCGTGTTCACGTTCGTCACCTCTGAGATGCTGGACGACGCGCCGTATGCGGTCGAGACGCTGGTGCGGGAAGCCGCAGGCGATGAGATCGCGTTCACGGTAGCCGATGCGGTTATCAACGGCACAGGTGCAGCTCAGCCGCTGGGCATCCTCACCTCGCCCGCACTCGTAGCCGTGGCGAAGGAGACCGACCAGGCGGCTGATACGATAGTCGCCGAGAACGTCGAGAATATGTACGTGCGGATGCCCGCACGCGGCCGCGCCAATGGGGTGTGGCTGATCGCCGAAGATGCGGAAACGCAACTGATGAAGTTCAACATCGCATCCGGCACCGCTGGCCAGTTGCTGTACATGCCGCCCGGCGGACTGACGGCAGCGCCTTACAGCACGCTGTTCGGCAAGCCTGTGATCCCGTGCCCCTTCTGCCCTACGCTGGGCGATCAGGGCGACATCATGTTCGTGGATTTCAGTCAGGTCTACTCAATCGCAAAGGGCCTCCAGTCGGCAGCGAGCACGCACCTGCGGTTCGACTACGACGAGACGGCGCTGCGGTTCAGCCTGCGGATCGACGCTCAGCCTGCGTGGGACACACCCATCACGCCGTACAAGGCAACCGGGCATACGATGTCTCCGTACGTCACCCTGGCAGAGCGGGCGTAAGCCTCACAACCACGAAAGGAGCCGCGTAATGGAGTTTCTTGCTAATCACAACATCGAAGTCGGGGTTATACCGGTAGACTTTGCAACCGCTCGCACCAGCGATGTCGTGTGCATGAAGGGCTACAACCACCTAGCGATTGTCATCGTCAAAGACAATGGCACCGCTGACCAGGATGAGGCATTCACGTTCACACAAGGCACGGATGTCGCGTTCGGTACCAGCAAGGCGCTGCTGATCGACACGATCTGGCAGAAGGACGCGACGGCCCTGACTACGGCCACAGCCTTCAGCAAGACATCACAGACGGCGGCAACATCCTATGAGGATGAGACCGCCGCCGAGAAGGAATGCCTCTGGGTCATCGACATCGACGCGGAGGATCTGGACAGCGACGGCGGCTATGACTGCGTGCGTGTTGCGGGCGCTGGCAACCCGACCGCTGCGCAGATCGGGACGATCCTCTTCATTCTGAGCGAGCCGCGCTATGCGGGCGTCCCGTCGAGCAACATCATTGCCGTCGAGGACTAGACAACCTGACTGCCCCATGCGGGCTGGGCTGGAGGCTACTGGTTTCCTCGGCCCCAGTCCGGCCCGCACCCTATTACGACTGACCATCGCTTACACAGGAGAACCCTGAGATGGC